GCGTCTTTCACAGGGTGACAAGGACACACTCTACGATGCACGTATCAATCCGATCGCTTCGTTCCCCAACGGCGGATTCGTGGTATTCGGTCAGAAAACTCTGCAACAGGCCAAGTCTGCACTTGACCGCATCAATGTCCGCAGACTGCTGTTGGAAGTCAAGAGAGTGGTGGGCGGAATCGCACAGGGACTTCTGTTCGAGCCAAACAACTCTCTTACTCGTGCAAGATTTGTCGCTGGTGTTGCACCCCAGCTTGCGCTGATTCAGGCCCAGCAGGGTATCGAATCCTTCAAGGTAGTTTGTGACGACACCAACAACACATCTGCCGATGTTGAAGCTAACAAGATGAACGGTCGCATTGTGATTGTGCCAACCAGAACGATCGAATTTGTTTCTATCGACTTCATCATCACAAATTCTGGTGTCCAATTCCTGTGATCTGAATAGTTAAAAGAGAAGGAACTTTCCTTAGGAGATAAAATGGCTGAACTAACATTCAAAAGCGCTGGAGTAAGCCTCCGTGAAATTGACCTGTCCGGACCCACAGCAATCGGTCCAACTGGCACACCCGCCGGTGTGATCGGTACTGCTCTTCGTGGTCCGGCATTCGTTCCAATTACTGTGGCCACATTCCAGGATTTCGTTGCAAATTTCGGTAATTCGGATGGCAAGAAGTTTGGACCGATGGCTGTCAGAGAGTGGTTGACGAATGCAGGTTCGGCAACGTACGTCAGAGTTCTTGGTGCCGGTGACGGTAAGAAGAGAAGCTCGACAGACGGTGATGTGACCAATGCAGGTTTCACTGTCGGTGAGCAGCAGGTTCAGTCTAATGGAATTGTCGGAAGGAATTCATACAACGGTGCAAATGACATTGTAAATAACTCCGTTGGACCTCTTGGTAGAACTTACTTCCTAGCCGCATTGATGTCTGAATCAAATGGTTCAACTGTATTTTCTGCACCTAGAATTCAAACATCCACAAGCGCTGTTCCCATTCTTCGTGGTGTGTTGATGGCTGCATCAGGCGTCGTGTTAGGCCTGTCTGCTAGCAATCTTCTGGTGACGAACAACACACCTGCGACTAACAAAAATGGTTACCTGACTTTTGCAAGTTCTAACGGAAATGCAGGATCACAAATTGGAACTGTTGTTACAGCCAGCGCAAAACAAGAATTTGCTTTGTTAATCAACGGCTTGAAAAATAGCGATTCATACAGCAATGTGATCACGGCTTCATTTGATCCTCAGGCAGGAAATTACTTTGCCAATCTTTTCAATACTGATCCGACAAAGATCGAAGAATCAGGACACTACCTCTATGCTCACTATGACGTTGCTCCTGCTTTGGCTTCTATAGTAGGCACAGGAGTTACAACTACAGTCGGTACTGCATCAGGTTCCTTTGCTTTGTTGTTGACATCATCGCAACCAAGAGCACTGGGACTTGCATCCAATGGAACAACAACTCTGGGAATTCCTGACTTTGAGAGCTTTACAGACAGGTTCCAAAATTCTTTCTCACCTTGGGTCGTCTCCCAGAAATTTGGTGGACAGAATCAGAACCTATTCAAGTTTTACGCTCGCACTGACGGAGCTGCCGCAACAGTTGAAGCTAAAATCACCATCGAAAACATTCAGGCATCAACAAATGCTTCTAACAAATACGGCACATTTGATGTAGTTATTCGTAAGTTCGATGACATCGATGTTCAGCCTGTTGTCCTGGAAGCTTTCCGTGGATTGAGCCTAGACCCAACTTCAGATCGCTATATTGCAAAGGCAATCGGTGACACAAACACTTACTACGATTTTGATCAACCGGTTGGCAAGCAAAGATTGGTCGTGGAAGGTGACTATCCGAATGTTTCTCAGTACGTGTATGTCGAGTTGGCACAGGGGCTGAAGGATGAATCAATTGATCCCACCGCACTTCCTGTTGGTTTCCGTGGACCTTACCACTTGGTGCTCGGTGGAACTACAATCGGCGGCGGAGGAAATATTCTAACTGGATCTACACTAGATCCAACCGACACTTTGGGTATTACTTCGGCGGTTATGAGATCTGTAAAAGAGCCGGCTTTCCCAATGAGACAAAATTTGGCAGTAGGGCTTACACCAAAACAGGTTGTTCAACCTGCACTTACTTGGGGCATTCAGTTTGAGCTGAACAACGATCCTAATCAGCCAAACAAAAATCAGAAGATCGATGCATCTCTAGTTTCTTTGTGCAAGTACTTCCCGTCTTTCCACACATCAGAACTGAATGCGTGGGTAGGAGACAATGCAGGTGCTGCTCAGGTAGGTGGCACTACTGTAGATTCTGACTTGTACAATAACAACTTCTTCACTTTGGAAAGAGTCGAAGTCATCACACAGTCGAATGATCGTCCAGATCCTACACAGTGGGCTGTTGCTGCATACAGAAGAAACGGAACTGCAATAGGATCAATCAACAATACCGATAACACTTCGAAGGGATCAAGATTCCTTGATCCCTCTAAGGACTTTGGTCACCTGCCCACAAAGCAGTACCTAAAGTTCACATTCCCCATGCAGGGAGGTTTTGACGGTCTGAACATCTTCAACAAAGATAAGTACGAAATGACCAATAACGCTGTTCACAGAGAGTTCTCGGTCGATGTCAGTGGTCAAGGTGGAACTTCGGGTCCAACGGTATCAGCTTACCGCAAGGCGATCGATGTATTGACCAACAAGACAGATGCAGACATTCAGTTGTTGGCAATTCCCGGAATCAGAAGCACATCGGTAACAGACTACGCAATCAGTGCTGCTGAGACACGTTTCGATGCAATGTACATCATGGACATCGAGCAACAGGATGACGTAAGTGCAATCGTGACAGGTTCTTTGCAAAATGTCAGCGTTGCAAACACGACTTCCAACCTGCAGTCCAGGGCTTTGGATTCCTCCTTCGCAGCAGCATACTTCCCAGATGTGGTGATCACTGATCCTGCAACTCAGACCAATGTCCAGGCTCCTCCATCCGTGGCGGTGCTTGGTGCATTCTCTCTGAATGACCGCGTTGGATTCCCATGGTTCGCACCGGCAGGATTCACACGCGGCGCATTGGGAACCGTGTTGGAGACCCAAGTGAAGTTGAACCAGGACAACCTGGACACGCTTTACAGCGCTGACATCAATCCAATCACCACATTCCCAGGACAGCCACGTCCTGTGGTCTTTGGACAGAAGACGCTGTTGGCTGCACAGTCTGCATTGGATCGTGTGAATGTCCGTCGCCTGCTGATCGACATTCGTAGAAAGGTTCGTCAGGTTGCCAACCGCTTCATCTTCGAGCCAAATCGTGCAACAACTCTGGCTGCTTTCCAGGCAGCAGTTACACCGATCCTGGCGGCCGTCCAGGCTCAGCAGGGATTGGATCGCTTCAGCGTCAGAATTGACACCACAACCACCACACAGGCGGATGTGGAGAACAACACAGTTCGTGGCAAGATCTTCCTCCAGCCCACACGCTCGGTGGAATTCATCTCGCTGGACTTCGTGGTCACCAATGCAGGCGCTCAGGTGTAAAAATTCGGTGTTAGGAGTTTAGGAACAGCATACTTACAAACAAGACAGGAGAGTTAAAATGGCAGAAACACTATCAGTCACAGACATGTTACCCAATAAGTTTGAACCGAAGCGCAAATTTAGATGGGTATTCGCAATCGAAGGCATCGATGCATTCCTAATGAAGTCGGCGGCTCGCCCCTCGATGACACTGGAATCCATCGAACTTCCCTACATCAACTCGGTCCGCTACGTGGCCGGCAAAGGAAAGTGGGATGAAATGACAGTGACCCTGTACGATCCCATCGCTCCTTCCGGTGCACAGCAGGTGATGGAGTGGGTCCGCACTCACTTCGAGTCCGTCTCAGGCCGCGCAGGTTACGCTGACTTCTACAAGCGTGACTGCCAGCTGAAGATGTTGGATCCAGTCGGCACAGTGGTGGAACTGTGGGATGTCAAGGGTGCACAGATCACCAAGGCGGACTTCGGTGGCGGTTTGGAATACGGTGGTAACGACGCTGTTGAAATTTCGCTCGGTCTGAAGTTCGACAACTGCGTGCTCCAGTACTAATCACTTTTCAACCTGTCTTTCG